AACGCAGTAGACGCCATCGCTACCAGAGATACAGGATCCACGGGTTACTCTGGCTTTGTAGGCCACGTAATAGTCTGTGGAAACCCTGCTTGCTGTGGTACGTCACGTAGAGCCTGTCTGTAAGCTGTCATAGCCTCTGTCATGGACACATCAGACAACCCGTAGTGGTCTGTAGCCTTTAAGAGATTGTCCCGTGTAGCTCGTTCTGTGGCCTCTAGAGCGGCGTTGTCAGCGGCTACCTTGGCGTCTATCTGATCCTGTACGGTGTGGGTAACTGTAGTTGTTACACCGTCTTCATCTGTGACTTCTTCGGTGTACTCCGTAAACATTTCCTGAGTTACCCACTTCTCCTGCCATACACCGTCTACTTGCTCTACGCCATCCTTGACAGCCACTTGCCATTCGCCAACGTCAGGCTTTGCAACCGTAGTTACCCGTACTACACCCAAAGCGGCCAGCGTTGCATCAGTCCACGTTTCAGGCAGAGACATATGCTTGTTTTCTTGTCTTAGCTGGACTTTTGTTTTTGGCGTTCCAGTAGCCACTTCAACAAATAACATATTTGTCTCCTCTTAAAACTTGGGTAGTGCTGCAGTAGGCGGTGTAAAGTTAGTGGTGTATCTGGCTAAGCCTTTAGTGATACGGAAGTCGTCTATAAAACCATTTATACTGTTTCCAGAAGTCGCGTACCTTCCTCCAATATTGTAAGTATCTGAATCATAGTTTCCTGTATCACTTAAATCTGCGCTTGTTTTTGTTCCATCTTTAAAATAACGAGTAGTGCCAGATTCCCTTGTTATTGCTATGTGATACCACGTTCCAGTTGTAAATGTAGCTGAATTCCACCCTTCATTAACAAGAGTAGAATCACCTAAACGAGAAGTCCAAGCTCCTGATGATTCTTGAGCTATCACAAGAGCAGTTGTATCACTAGAAGTTCTTCCGTCTAATAGCGTATAAACATTGCCATCATTAATTGAGTTAAAATAAACCCAAAACTCAATAGTAAAATCTCCTGTCCCAAGCACTAACTCTGGACTACTAACAACAAGTTTATCTGTAGTGTTGCCACTAAACTCTATTGACCCCGTGCCGTATTTTGTAACGGCTGTGTCAATTTGAGCAGTGCTAACAGTATCTACATTATTAATGCCTGATCTGTCGTAAATGCCAGAGTCTTGAAAACTTAAAAGTGTTTCTGTATTTGTTATTGCAGTAAGCGGAGCTGTAGGTAGAGTAAATGCAGATGTGTATACAGCGGTTCCCTTAACCCACCTAACGTCACTAATGTAGCCGTTAAATTCGTAGAAACCAGTTATTTGATAATTTCCTACGTACACAGGATCTGTATCGTTTATAACTGTTCCAGATGCCGTTGCGGTGGCCTCGCTGTTTCCATTTATCCACAATGTCAGCGTAGTTCCGTTTCTTGTAAACGCAACGTGATTCCAAGTATAAGGCTGTATTGCATTAGTAGATGTTAGGTTTATGTTCCCACCGATATACAAAACACCATACACTTTAAGGCTGGGGTCTAAACTAAAAAATATTTCTTGGTTGCCAGCAGTCCATTTAATCCATATCCCTTGGTAATCGCTAAATGCAGACCCTTTAGTGTAAATCCATGCCTCAATAGTAAAATCATCTCCTTCTGGGGATAACGGAGTGGCATCCGCAAGATACAATTTATTTTGGGATACAGTACCATTAAAATACGCAGACCCACCATCAGTCGTTATGTCTCTTGCGTCATCATCTTTAAACGGACTGAACGGGGTTACTTTGGGGGTGTTATTAATAGTTAATGCGTGGCCATTAGAGCTATTGTCTACAAAGCGGTTTGACTGCGCCGTTAGTATTGATGTGTTAGTTATATTTGTTAGCGGTGAAGTTGGTGGCGTGAAGTTTGAAGTATAAAGCGCCGTGCCTTTAAGAACCCTAAGATTGCTTATGTTGCCGTACCAAGGAGCTTGATTTGTTGAGTCATTTCCAACGGCAAAATTTCCTTGAGCATAATTAGTAGAGTCTGTAGTAGTAGCTGTTTGAACGCCGTTTACAAAAATACGCAGAGTTGTTCCTGATCTTGTGGCGGCAACGTGCGTCCATTCTCCAATTTCAGGTATGGTTGAAGAGCTTAATACATCGGCAACAAAGTAACGCCTTACTTTAAGAGTTCCTCCCGTTACATAAAACGTTAAACCTCCAGTTGCAAACATAGTGCAAATGTAATTGAACGTTGTGTACTGTGTAGGATTTACCCATGCCTCAACAGTAAAGTCACCTGTGCCTAAATTAAACGAGGCGTCTGATGCGGCGGTGTAATAGTTGTTGCTACCAAAGCTATTAGACCAGTTATCCCCATACGGGCTAAAGCTACCCTGTACTACAGAGCCAGTCTCAGTAACCGTAAAGCCGTTGGTAGACGAGTCAGTAAACGTGTTGTTAGCGTCACCGCTAGTACCATCACCGTCTAGCAACAGGACAACATTGGCAAAGTCATCGTCACCAGTGTCAGCGGCACCAGCGGCACCAGCAGTAGCCTGAATTAACTTTCTAGAAGCTAGACTCATCCGAACGCTTGCCCCGCTGTAAACCCGTACCAGTTACTACCACCGTCATGGGTAATAAACACAAAGTAATCAACCGCTGATGCCGTAGCTGTCAACGTAGGTGCTGTAGCACTAGACCAATCTACTGATGTAGGCCACGTTACCGTGTAACCAGATGCACTAGCGTCCTGCACAATCTTCAGAGTAAACGACGATACATTGCCGCTAGACGCTGGATTACTAAACGTAAACGTAGTGTTCTCTGTTAGCGTGTGGCTAAAGTTTGTGCTAGTCTGAAGATCTACAGTCGTAGAGTTGGTGGTAGACGTAACAGCTTCGTACTTCTCTGATACACCATCGTTAAACGTCACGACTCCGTTAGCATCTGTTGTAACAGCCTTAGATGCTTCTGTTGATCCGACTGTCGTAACGTCAAGATAGTTAAGCTCTGCCGTCGTAGCTGTAACACCGTCTAACAGATTGATTTCTGCCGCAGTGCTAGTAACACCATCAAGAATGTTTAACTCTGCCGCTGTAGACGTTACCGCTGTACCACCAAGGGTCAACGTGCCTGATGCTGTCAGATCCGTAAACGTACCAGCCGCCGCTGTTGTACCACCGATAACACTGTTGTCTACAGTGCCACCAGAAATAGTCAGGTTGTCAGCAACGTAAGCATCTGCAATAGCCGTACCTTGCCAAGTACCTGTAGCAATCGTGCCTACTGCTGTTATCTGTGTCTGAGAAGCGTCTACAGACAAAGTATTGCCAGTAAGGGTAAGACCAGTGCCATCTACCAAAGCTGTCTTAGAAACGCTTATAGCGGCGCTAGCATTAATATCTGCGTTAACAATGACACCAGAGCCAATAGCGGCTACCCCTGTGTCAGCAATCGTTATGTCGCCTGATACTACGTTATCAATCCACTTGGACGTACCAGTATCGTAGAACAACAATGCGCCATCAGCGGGTGTCGTAATGTTAGTGTCTGTAAGCTCTGCCAGTGTGTCGGCTGAAGCAACTTGTGAGTCAACGTAAGCCTTTACAGATTGCTGTGTAGGAATAAGAGTTGCGCTGTCAGACGCCATGTTGTCTTCGTCAACAAACGCTGTAACTGTAATTGTACCATCAGACAAATTACCAAACGTAACTGTGCCTGTGGTGTTCAGAGATGTTGGTGTTGTACCAATTTCAATAACTGTACCACCAGAGTCTTCTGTGTACAGTCTCTTGTTAGTCAGATCAAACGCAGGTTCGCCTTGGACTAGATCACCAGCCGTAGGCGCTCCTGATCCGTTTTTTAGTTTAATCGTGGTTGCCATTACCTACTCCAAGAAAAACGAGCAAAAGGAAAAGGGGGCCATTGCGACCCCCAGAGAGAGTAGCTTACTCGTCAGCGATGGCGATGATGAAGCCAGCTTCAGGACGGTAAGTCTCAACACCGTACAGAGTGTCAGACGTGAACAGCGTAGACAGGTATTCCTGCTTGTACTGTGTCTGAGAGCGTACAGCCAGTTGCTCTGCCATAACCAGAGCGTCCTTGTGGAAAAACAAGCAACCACGAACGTCAATAGAACCGCCAGCGTTTTGAGCCGCAGTCTCCAGAGTAGGAGCGTTGCTAGAAACGTAAACGTCTACGCCGTACAGGTTACCGATCAGACCAGACTCAACGCCACGGCCACCAACAAAGTCGGAAGACACGTAACGATCAATGCCCATGATTGACTTACGAGCGGCAGGAGGAATTACGAGAACTCGTCCGTCCATCGGTACGTCAGCATCGTCCATCAGCTTGATAGCTTCACGAAGAGCAAGATCAGTAAAGTTGTCACCAGTAGCAACGGTGTCAGCGGCAAAAGTAGCTAGGCCACTAGAAGCGTTGACGTAGTAAGCGTTGGTGTTAATCCAGCTAGAAGCATCGCTTGGAGAAGCGGTACGAGTACCGTTACCAAAGCCAGTAGCGGCGTTAATCAGGTCAGTGTCAACTTGCAGAGCCAGTTGGTAACCAGCGTCTTCAGTGTAGAACTGTCGCAGAGAAGACAGAGCCTGTACTTCTACGATGTCCTCAATCAGACGCGAGTACTCAAAGTGACGGTCAACAGTGACAGTCAACTCTGACTCAAGGTTAGCCTGAATGGTTACCGCAACAG